CTCCTCAATCATAGAATTAGGCACGATACTATACCCGACCAGTCGTATTTTTCTGGGCGCATCTTGTCCTATCTCAATCAGTCCCTTACCTTCCAATCGCTCCATGTGAAACGCTACGGATGATGTAGAGCTCAGTCCAACCGCTTTGCATATCTCCCGTATGGTCGGTGCATACATGTGCTCCTGCATGTAATCAACAATGTACTGGTATATCTGTGTCTCACGTTCTGTCATCTTCATATGGATGTCCCCCTATCTTAGTCATAATTATATGACATCCTCCTGGCTGTGCATCTGGTAATATATTCCAACAAGGAGGCCCCGGACACCCTGAGTTTCAGGTGCCGGGAATTGGGTAAATAAAAAGTACCCATCATTTGACAGGTACCTTTGATAGTAGCGAGGGACGGATTTGAACCGCCGACCTATGGCTTATGAGGCCATTGAGCTGCCAGACTGCTCCACCTCGCATCAGTGCCGGTTTCCCGGCATTGGTCCTATTTATCGCAGTAGGTACGCCGCTTTTTCAAGCGGGGGGAAGGCCGCAGGCGCTTGCCCTTTGGCCTAATTATATTATATTCCGAAATGGCCGAAATGAACGAAAAATGTTATGCAATATTCATTTTTTTAAGGTAATAATCCCTTATACATATTCTGGGGTAGTCCTCCATATGGTCACCTGCACACTTAAGTTTCTCGGCTATCTTTAACCAACTCATGCCATCCATGTAGAACATCCGAAATACACATCTGGTCTGCCCGTCCTCTATGGAATTAATCCACCTTTCCACGGCTTTTACCCGTTCCTTTTTGCTATTAAGCACTTTCTTTCTGTGCTCATATAGCGGCCAGTCAAATCCCACTACACTCTGAGGCCGTGGGTATCCATCTCTATAATCAAAAATCGTGCTATTATTAAATCCGTTATCCCCCTTTTTCATTTCCACCAGCTCTGCCTCAAGTATCGGTATCTCCCGTTTTAAGCGTCTATAGTTGTTAAGCATATCCCTTGTTATTTTCAATTTACTATCCTCCTATACAGACACACGCTCCCTTACACTCCGCAGGGTATGTGGTGTAGACTGTGCATAATACTGTGATGTGACTGCCGGGCTGGCATGTCCCAGGACCTCCTGTATGGTCCCAATATCCACCCCTTTGTTTTTAAGATTCATTCCCAGGGTCTTTCTCATCTTGTGCGGGTATACCCTGCAGGTGAGTCCGGCCCTCCTTCCTATGGTTTTCATAATGTTTCGGAAGCTACAGGTACACATTCTCCCATATGGACGCCTGGAACTCGGAAACATGTATGGAGAGCTATCTGTCCTCGTCTCCAAATAGAGCTTATAGTAGTGCTTGGCATCGTCATCCAAATACAGAGTCCGGTATTTCCCGCCCTTCTCGCCCTGAATCCAGATATCTCCTGTTTCCAGGTTGACCTGCTCCATGGTAATCTCTGCAATCTCTCCCACCCGGGCGCCGGTACTGCGGAATACCTCAATGATGGCTCTTTCACGCTCATTCTGACAAGCATCTCTGATTCGTATGATTTCCTCCGGGGAATAGTAATCAATGGGTTTTAAGAATACCTTCTTGGGCTCCGTGGATTCTACTGGGTTGTCAGCGATAAACTTTGACTTCCGCATCCAGGTATAAAAGGCTGACAGAAACCGGCGCTCATTATTGTATGTAGTAGTCTCCAGCTTACCGTGCAGCCCTTCACGCCGCTCATATTGGGCCAGATACCACTCTATATCTGTCTCGTCCACCTGGTCCAGGGACTTAGTGTTTATAACTGTTAGCAGTCGCTTGATTGCTCCAAGGTATCCCTCTAGCGTCCCGCGTTTCAGGTTTCGCTTTTTAATCATAAAGAGCTGGATGAGGTACTTATTACGCTCCGCAATGCTATCCTGCCGCTCTGCCGGCAGTGTGGTAATCTCCTCCATGTTAACCCGGACCAGTTCCTGCTGCATTACCTGTTCCAGCATTGACAGGATGGTCTGTTGCTGGATGTAATACGACATTGCTACCATGACATTGTTTATAATTTCCGCTTTAACTGCCTGTGTACTCATATCATATCCTCCTCATATTGATTGATTTATCCACCTGAGTAGGGTATAATATACTCAGGTAGTTACTATGGGAGCGGTGGAGTCATCTTGGCGGGTGTCCACCGCTGTTTCATTGTTTCGTACATATGTTCTCAGCTTTCGTTTTTATTTGCCGGGGTTTCCCCCGGCTTGTCTTATGTAAATTGTTTCAAAATCTGTTTCCTGGTCTTGTCCCACTCCGCTGCCAACGTTTTACTGATTGGCTCATCATCTACTCGCTCAAAAAGATAACGTTTACGGTATAGCACGCCTGTAACACTATAGTGCGGAATCATGGTACGATGCCGGATGCCTAACATCACCATTAATTCTGATGTGCTGTATCGGCCATCCAGTCTCCCGCAGTCATACAGGTCATACAATGCCTCCGCTTTGACCGACATACGTATCACTCCCTTCGTATCAAAATTTCAGTTTTGTTGTGTAATAATACTTATCGTTACGCAACATTATCATTAAGATACTTGTCCAGGGCCTGCCG